ATACAAAAGTAAAAGAACTTGCTGATGGTGCAGTAAAAACAAATACAAGTGATATTTCAACACTAAAAACAAAAGTGGCTGATCTTGAATCTATTGCTATTGAAGCAATCTCAACAGATGAAATAAATGCTCTATTTACAAAAGTGACTGAATAATTTATTCTCTGATTAATTCAAAGTAATACATATTTCTAAGGGAAGGGTGACGACTCTTCCCTTTTTGTATTACTTGATACTATATGTTTTTGCAAAAATATATAACTCGTTTTGGAGGAAAGAAAATGGAAGAAAAGAAATTTTTAGATTTAAATGGTTTAAAAATAGTTGTAAATAACATCGAGAACAAGATAGATGGAAATAAAGGCGAAGTGTCTTTTACCGATGATATTACTTATGAACCGTTAGAAGAAACGGAGGCAAGTTCGTAATGGCTATGTCTCTTAAAGAAAGCTTGGAAAGCTTAAAAAATCAAACATCCGCATACACCCCATCAGTTATGATGCTTGAACCAAATACTGAACCAGAGATAACAGTTGATATGGACAATAGAACGATTACTGTTCCGTCTGAATTGCAGACAATAGGTGTAGCCACTGAAAATAATGCCGAAACAGTTTACATTCGTGTTCCGTCTATTACATTTGACGGAATTAATTTAACTGATAAGACTGCCTATATCTATTTTGTGAATGCCGGTAAAGAAGTGAATATTTACAAAGTGACAGATGTTGTCGTTGAAGATAGTTCTATTAAACTTGGATGGACAATTACTAATGACGTTACTCGTTATGCAGGAACGGTATCATTCTCTTTGGCGTTTGAGTTGGATAATTCATATAAATGGACAACCACACCTGCTACTTTAACGGTTCTTAAAGGATTGGACATTGACCAAACAATTTCAAAGCAAGACACCGCTATTGTATCTGCTCTATATGACAAGGTTAATGCTCTTAATACCAAGGTAGACAATGCCGTAAATTCAATGGATAATTCAGTTGCAACAATCAACACATTGCAGAGTGCTATACAATCGTTGCAGTCGGAATTAAACTACATAAAAGAACACGTTGTTTACGTGATAGATGATATTGAAAATTAGAAAGGAGGAACTTAATGGCTAAAGCAAAATATTTTACACAAAATAAGGAAAAAATATATCCTATATCACACACCAAAGCAGTATATGATGGCAATGGTAAAGTCTTAGAGGATAGATTAACTGAAGATGAAACTGCAATTTCAAGCCTACAAACGGACGTAAAAGGCAAAGCCGATAAGACTGATGTAGACAATAAGTTAAGCTCAAATAGTGCCATTTCTGATACTACTGTGGCTTTTACAGAGGCTTCAGCAAGGGAAAATATTGTTTCAAATGAAAAGAGTTCTACTTTATTTGGTAAAGTTCAAAAATGGTTCTCTGATTTAAAAAAAGTTGCTTTTACAGGTAGTTATTCTGATTTGATTGATACTCCGTCAAATGCCACGAGTGATGCTGATGGATTGATGAGCAAGGAAGATAAATCTACAGTAGATTCTTTGGATTCAACTTTTCTAGACACGTCGTCGGCAAAGTACAATTTTTTAAATCTTCTAAAATGGAATTCTTCTAATAATAAAATTGTTGAAATTGATAATAGAACTACTCCAGTATATTATGGTGGAAATGAAATAGTAAGCTTTAATGATTTGCCAGATCCCGTTAACGAACAATATGATGGATTAATGTTGTCTACTGATAAGATTAAGTTAGATGGAATAGCTACAAATGCAAATAATTACGTTCATCCAACTACAGCTGGTAATAAGCATATTCCAAGTGGTGGCTCATCAGGTCAAATATTGAAATGGTCGGCAGATGGCACTGCTATATGGGGAACTGAAAAAACATATAGTAATGCTACCACTTCAAGTTCAGGGTTGATGAGTGCAAGCGACAAAACAGACCTCGATGCTTGTGTAGAAACTTTAAGTGCCGATGCGTCTATGTTTCTTAGTTCCATTAAATCTCCAGCTTCTGCTGAATTTGAATTTAATGGATATTTGTCAATCGATTACTTAACTTTAACAAACGATGTAACATTTTCAAATACAGATTTATTTAATGGATATGCTTCATTAACTGAAATCACATCAGGACTTAATGATATTTTTCAAAAGAATATTGATAACGGATTTGATTTTGTTTACTATATGGTACATAATACAAGCAGTAAACGATTTGAATTTTCTGCTACTGACCCATTGTATATATCCAGTAGTCAGGGTGGTAAATGGTATTATGATGGAAACGAAATAGCAACAAAGTCTGATATTCCAAGTACTTCTGATTTTCTTAAAACATCTGGCGGTACAATGTCTGGGACTTATAAATTAACATCTGGTTGTAGTATTGATTCTAGTTACAATAATAATTTAAAATTATTAAGAGTTGATTCAAATTTTAACTATTTTGGTTATAGAAATAATGCTGATACAACAACTATAACTAATCATTTTGGTTCAAGTTATAGTCC